TCCAAATCTGACTGTTTATAGTAATATTATCATAAAGACTTATATCACCAACGTCTTTAGATTTTAATAAAAGCTCTTTAACTAAAACATTTTTGTCTTTAGCAACTTTTTTAGAATTATATATTACAGCTTTAACTGTAAGGTTTTCAGATGTTGCATGTACTGTTTCTGAAGTTGCAAAGTTAAAAGAAGGCACTGATTTTTTTGTTAAAGTTACCGTTGTGGCAAGATCTTTAACAAGATTAAATGCCTTTTTTAAATTTGAATCAATCAATGCCTGATAGCCCATTAGTTTGCTCTCCACCAAAATCTTGCGCCACTATTTACTTGAAGTGGCATAATAAGTTTCTTAACATTGCCTGGAACTTTATTTGCAGAGATTACGTTAGAAAGTGTAATTGAGCCAATAGTAAGATTTTCTACAGATCCAGTATCATCTAATAAACCATCATTATTTAATAAATGATAAGCTAATTCTATTGTTCCAGTTGTGATTCTTTTAGGAACTGTTGTAGAAGACAATTCTATTTCTATTCCTAATTTTGGATCAAAATATATTCCTGTTCTAGGAAAAGCAAGAGCTTGGGAATCACTTACAGCAACTCCAACCCAATCTAGATTATCCATTGCAGCTGTTGCAGTAACTAATGCTTGTGCTTTTTGAGTAGCATTTGCTTCAGTCCAAGCTGCAACATCAAGACGATCTTCAAAATAGGTGTCTGCTTCTGAAACAGTCGCGTAAGAGTTAGTGCCTTTAGCGAGTGCCATAAGTGTTCCTCAAATTATGAATGGAAAACTGGCAAAATACCTAAGCTTAATGCAGAGCTTGCTTTACGAATCCAAGTTCCAGTTGTAGCAGCAAGAGTACCAGAAGCAACGCTAGCTAGCGCTGTTGGAGTACCGCCTTCAACAACTTTTAGATAGTCTGCGTTTGCTGGAAATACAGAGTCTAGACCAGCCCAGTTATAACCGGCAGGGTGCATTACATAACCCCAACGATACCAAACTGAAGTTGAACCGCCACCTTTATATGCAGCTGCATCACGATAGATTTCGACTTGCTCAGGAACCATCAAAGCTTCCATAGCAAGAGCGCCGGGTAGCACAATAAATGAAGTTTTAGTACCAACAATATCAATACCAGCGCCAGTGTTAATCTTGGTTAGCTCTGCACTGCTAAAGCCTTGAGAAGCTCTGGTTTGAATAAGTCGGAACTTACCTTGAAAGATGGTGTTAAAGTTGATATTGCCATCTGTAACCATTGAAGTATCAACAAGATTAGCAGAACGCAATGATGCCATTACTTCAGGGCTAGTAACAAGATAAGCAAAATCAGGCTCATAGTCTTTGTATGCTTGGCCAAAAGCACGTAGAAAGCCTTCAGCACGGGAAGCACCTTGATATGCCGCAGTAGCATCAATAACAGGCTTTGCAGCACCTAGATCTACATAGAAACCATAACGCTTGCTTGTAGGATCATTATCAAAAGTCTGACCACCTAGACCAGTACTACCAGATCCTGCAGCAGCTCCGTTCATTACTTCTGAAAGAGCAACACCACGAAGAATTGATAGAACTGCATCATGCTCGTCTTGAGCACGTGTTTCACCAAAATCACGACCAACTTTTGCTAAACCATCTACTTGAGTAACAACTTGCTGCATGTTAACTTTAGTAGCGCCATGTGTACGAACAGTTTTAATATAACTTACATAGTCTGAGCTGTAAGTAGTACCAGAACCAGCTGCAGAGTCAGTTAGTGAAGCTACGTTAATTGTTGGGTTTAAAGGTTTAAACCAACGAACTTGACCAGTAAAGGTCTCTGTTGAAGTATCAATAAGCGGATTAGAACCGACAATACCAGTGCCTGAAAGTTTACGAGCATTAGTATAGGCTTCATCTGAATATGCACTAATAGCTTCTTGTAGAACAAAGTTATCAGCACCAGATAGGTTTGTTTTAACAGTCATTTAATTTATCCTAGCGTCTGCCAGAGAGTTTTCCTTCTCTAGCTAATTTAAGAACTTCATCTTGGGATAATGAGAAAAGAGATTTTCCGTCAAGTCCTGAAGAAGTATTTGGGGTTTTTGTTGTCGATGAGCTACCAGAACCACTAGATACTTTGGATTTAATGAGGAAAGCGTTTTCCTCAGATTCTGCAAATTGTCTTACGAAGTCTTTCAGAGAAACCCCTGATTTATGACGCCAACCACCGTTATCATCTTGAGTGAGTTGCTCAACAACTTCACGATAAGCCATGTTAAATGCACTATCATTTTTGAAACTGTAAGTCCCTAAAGCATTACGAAGCTCCATGTCGCGAGTCAGCTCTACAACACGTTTTTCGTAAACACTTCTTTGGGCGCGTTCTTCTGCAAGTTGCAATTCTAAAGCTTCTTTGTGTTTACCATCTTCTTGAAGTCTTTTAATTTCTTCTTGTTTACGAAATTGTTCAATCTCTGCTAATTTTCTTAAAGCATCATCTCTAGAGCTATAAGCGCTGTCGAGTTTTGTTTTAATAGCTTTAACAGCTTCTTTTACTTTTTCTTCAACAAGTTTTTGAACAGGATCTACAGAATTTACAACACTAGGTGATTCTGTAGTTGTTGTTTCTATAGATGCTTCATCTTCAATATTTTGGTTATTTTGTTCTGGATTGTCTGACATTTTGTTTCCTTTGAGTACAACTCATGTTAGTGAAGATACAATCTTCACTTGTATTTTTAAATATGATATTATTTAGAAAATCACACCTGGGTTAATCTAACGGGTTCTGCTAACCTACTCCGTACCATCCGTAATCACTTTCAAAATTATCAGGTATTTCTTTCAAAATATCTTCCTTTTTTAAAATATCTGATTGTTTTAGAAGTCTATTACCAACTTTAGACTTGCCAGGAATTGGAATAAGCCCTAGCTCAATAGCTTCTTCTAAGTATTTATCGTACAATGCTTTAGGCAGCCCACGACTTAACATTTCGTCTAAAGTCATAGTTATAACATTTTTATCAAGCACTTCTGCATAAATGCCTCTAAGAGCTTTTCTTCCCTTTAACATCTCAGCTGCGTTTGCAAAAAATGCATCATGAATTGTGGAAGTTTGAACACCAGCTTTCTTTCCCCAAAGATGAAACTTTTTTACAATAACAGCATCATTTGAATGATTACCATTAACTGCATATGCTGTTCTAGCTTTGCCTGCATCTGCAATATCATTTATTTTACCATCTTTATTTATAACTTGTTGCCACCATGTTGCTTCTGTTTTTTGAGGAACTTGTAAAATATTTGTAGTCCAAGTTCCATCTTTATTCTTGTAGTTTAATCTTTCTTCAAAAGATTGAGTAAAATTTTGCTCAATAATTTTACCATCAAAATTTACCCAAGGAATATTAGTCCAACTTTTTGGTAATTTATTTGCATAAAATAACTCAAACTCAGTAAGTGTTTTAAGCTCAAGTAACTCTGTTTTAAAATATTTACCACCTGTTCTTCTAGTTTCAGGTGTATCTATTCCATTTATAATTTCGCTTAAGGTTCCATTTGGTTTCCAAGCACCAAAACGCTTCAAGATCTTTTCACTAACAGCTTCACCAGCTTTAATACCTAAAATTCTACTTATGTAATCAGGTAAAACATAACTTTTTTCCTTTTTACCTCTAAGTGCAATTTTTGCAATTGTTTGCCAATCAAAGTTAGCTTTAGAAGGCTTTGCATTAGTAATATAATCTTGTGCAAGTCTGCCAAAGTATCTTGTAAATTCCTTTAAAATAGGCACTTGTTCACTTAAATACTCACTCATTATCTTAGCAATTTCTTTAAAATCATTTGGAGTAACAACTCTCTCATATGATTTTGACATCTTTTCAACAAGATCTTTTGTCTTAGGGTCTAAAAAATATAATTGTTCTAAGATATCATCACCAGGATCCATGCCTTTATTAAAAACATCTTTTACATTTTGTCGAAGTTGTCTTAATTCTTCTGCAGTTTCTGGATCAAACTTATCATATCTAGCTATTCTAGCAGATATTTGATCTAATACAATTTCTCTATCTGAAGCTTTAACAACTAAAGTATTTTCGTCTTTGTCTAAAACTTTTGCTAATTTACCTTCTACGTTTAAAATACCAGTTCTTTCACCTGCTCCGTAGAAAGTTACCATATTTTGTGCTTTAGCAGCCTTTCTTAAATCTTTTTCATTTAATCCTAGCTTTTCATTTAACTTTCTGAATCTAGGATCATTGTAAGTAGAAGCTGCAATTTCATCATATAGTCGTTTTTTCTGATTTGTTGGAACAACATTACTTAATTCTGCAAGTTGTTTATTGCGAGTTGTTAATGCAATAATTTGAGCACCAGATGAAGATGCGTCTTGTTCTAATGCAACAGAAATATCATAATCAGATAGTTTTGCTAGTGATGCTTTTGTATAATTACTAGAAAGATAATTATCAATCTTAGCAGTCTCTAATGCAAATCTTAAAAATTTATTTAGTTCTTCGCCATCAATCTTAGAAACAACTTCAGACTCCAAAATAGCTCTAATATCTGCAGGTTTCTTTTTTAGCATGTGATTGCCGATTTTAACTAAATCGGCTCTCCAACGTTGAGCTATTTTTTGTCTACCTGTAATTGTTAGCGAATTATAACGACCTTCAAAAAAATCGCTTAAGCCACCTAAAAAAGATCCTATTTGATCTTGAAAATCACTAAATTCTTCAACACTAAACTTTTGACTTTTAGCGGTATTTAAAAAAGGTCTAAATGTTTCTCCTGACTGTGGTCCAATTAAACCACGATCATAAATCCTTGCACGATGATCTATAAAAGGATGATTGCTAAAACTTTTACCTGATCCTCTTAGCCATTCCATTGCTTTAAAGCGCTCGTAAGTATCACCACGGCTTGCAATATATTTTCTGTATTCATTTAAATCATTATACTTTTGAGCATTACCTCTATCATCTTCAAAGTATAATAATTTTTGAGCAAAATCAAAGTAATCTTCATCTATCTTATATTCAGCCTTTGCTGCCCAATTCAGAGCACTTACAAAATCCTTATCGACAAACTCTTCAGGAAAATCGCTGAAACTAGAAGTAGATGTAATTGGAATTCTCGTATCTTCATAACCTAAAATACCACGGTCTATAAAATAAGTTTTATACCCTTCTCTAAAGATAAGTCGATTTTTATCTTCTGTTACACTTACTCTAAGACCTAAATCTACCTTTCTAGTCAATTGAGCATATTCTTGTACTCTAGGGTCTGTTACTCTAATATTATAGGATAATGTATCATAATATGGTCCAAAATATGTTCCACTCAATGCACTTTTTATTCTTCTCTTTTGAACACCAAATGTTTCAACTTCAAAGAACTTTTGTACATTTTTAGCTTCTAATATTTTCATTCCAAGAGCATACCATTTACGTCTATCGCCATTAATATTAGCAAGATTGTACAAATCTCTGCCTAATGCAACTGCAAATTGGTCTCTATCAGGGGTATCAGCTAAGCTAAGCCTATGAGCAAACTTTAAATAAAACTGTTGAAGCTCTCTGTCTGATAGTCGATTTTTGATTAACAAAGGAATTTTATAATCAAATGTATTTCTAAGTTCTTTTGCAATTTTAGGAGCAGTACTATCTTCCCATTTGTTTTTACTTAAAATATTTTTAATAAAATTATCATGTAAATCTTGTAACTGAACTGCACCTAGCACAGGGTCAAGATAATTGTCTTGCTGCAGCTTTTTTAAAACGTCTGAGTCACGCCGTATTTGTGTTTCAATTGCATCAGAAACGTTCATTACATCAAACTTAATTTGAGATTGAGCTACTGCTTTAAAGTTTTCCCAAACTTCAGGTTTATTTCTTTGACGTCCAAAAATAATTCTTAAATTATCAGCAACAACAGCGCGTTCATTGACACTCATTTTTTCAGACAGAGTTTCAACAACTTCATTAATAAACTTTTTATCTCTATCTAAGAGAACTTCACTTTCATTGACAAGTCTTAGATTATTAGATAGTACAGCAGGATTTGGCTGATACAATCTAATATCTTCATATCTTCCGGTAATTGGATTAAACTTTAATTGATCTTCTCTTGGAGGCGATGCTAGGACTCTATTCTTAGTAGATTTCTTTGTATTCATTAACAAGCCTCTATAATTTGTTATAGAGAGCGTGCCATTTAATTCTCCAGACTGAAGTAGATAATAATCAATTAAAGTTTTCTTTAACTTGTCATCTGAAATAAAGTCATCAACAGTAGATGCACCTAATTGCATTGCATCTAGTTTTTCTTTTGCATTAGCAAATTTAACTGTATCGTTTGGCAGTGTATAACCGCTGTCAGTTAAACTCCTAAGCTCTTTAATACCAATTGAATTTCCTTCTGCATTGGTAAACTTATCTAATTGAAGCTGACCTGTTCTAAACAAATCAACTTTCTGATAATCTCCTAAGTGTCTTAATTGAACTTCTTTTGTTTGCCTTAAAAGCCATTGATTATAAGACTCTCTTAAAGGTGTTAGACCATCATAATATGCAACTTCTTTATCGCTTAACTTTTCTAAGTTTCTTTTCCTAACTTGAGCAACACCTTCAAGCTGAGAGATGTCACTCCAGGATTTAAAAACTGGAACTGTTGTTGAACGACAATGAAAGTGGGCCGGAGGCAAGCTGGCGGTGTTGGTGAGGGGGTAGATAGTCCCGTCTCGGTGCGCACACACTGGGGTGGTTCTCGCGTCCAGGACGGCCACATACTGCCAACCCAGGATCGCCTTTTCGTTGGCCCTGTAAATAGCATGATCGGCTTGTGTACTTACACTAGTAATTGCGGTAACTACAAGACCTTTTGATTGTTGCCTTGTAATTGTGTGGATATTACCTTTTCTAACAGCTAACGCAATTTCATCAACTGTTTTGTTTTCAGCAATACCTTTTCTAATTACTGATTCTAATCTTTTCTTTTCACTTTCACTAATACCTGCCCAACCACCAGCAAGTGTTAAGTTTTTGTATAAAGGTTTTTCTAAAACAAACTCTTCAGCAATACGCCTGTTAGGTCGTTCTGTTTTCCAAATCTTACCTAATGCTGTTTCAACGTTTTGATAAGCATAAGAAGTTTGATCTGAAAACAAATCTAATAAAGATCTTTTAGTAGTATTAAATTTCTCTTGGTATGTCTTTAATAACTCTTTATCGATTTTTTCAAAAAGATCTTTTTGTCCATTTACAGACATGTTACCTTTTCGAATTAAATCATCAAGCCTAACAACATGACCGTCAATGACTAATTCAATTTTACCATTGACACGTCTTTCATAGAGTCTGATCATTGCAGCTCTATCTATTACTTTGTCGTATACTTTTGTATTAGCATTAACAGCTTCCATATTGCTTTATTCTTTCTTTTTAGTTTGCTTTTGCTTAGCCTTTCTTGCTGTATTTAAGGCTATGGCAATAGCTTGTTTTTGAGGTTTACCATATTTTATTTCAGTAGAAATGTTTTCTGATATTACTTTTTGAAAAAATCTCTTTTTCAATGGCATTATAACCTCTTGTTATTTTATTTATTTTTCTTTTATTTATTTTTTCTTTCCTTATATTTCATTACTGCTGCACCGGCACCAGCGGCACCAATTGCTGTCCCAGCCTGCGCACCAATATTAATTGCTCTCATTGTTGCTTTTGCAAATTTACTACCAACAGCGCCACTTTTGACCATACGTGAAGCACCTTTTTTAATAGATGCGTCATATGCACCAGGTTTTTCAGAATATTTTGCTTTATATGCGTCTAAGCCAACTTTTTTTGTAATACGATCTTGCTGTGCTTCTACTCTTTTACCTGCAGGAATCATTGCGGCTGCACCTGCAATACCACCTACAAGAGTGCCTGCAAGACCACCGCCAAATCCTGCAGCAGCTAGCTTAGGAGTATCTTTTTTCTCTATTCCATCTTTACCTTTTTTGCTTGCTAATGCAGCTCCTGCTGCAGTACCGCCAATCATCATACCAGCGTTAAGAAATTTTTGTGCTTTTCCACTACCACTCTTAGAGGCATTTTTATTGCCCTTCATTGCTGCCGAACGTTCTGGATCTGCCATTTTATTTATCCTTTTTATTTAAGTAAAGGTATGTACCTGTTCCTGCAATTGCAGCTCCTGCGAGACCAATTTTTCCAATTTTCGTATTACGAGCTTTTACTTGTGAATTTAGTTCATTAAGAGTTTTAATAGCACTTTGTGTTCTTTTTGTTTTGAGTTTATTATATGCGTCTATCTCTTCAATTTTTATTGTTCTCCAGGCGTCTCTATACTTTTTTTCGTCTTGAGCAAGCGTTTCTGCTTTAGATGCTAAAGTGCGTTTAGTTCTATCAATATCTCTTGTATTTAGAGTGTTTTTTGCAATTGTAGCTGCACCAAAATAACCAACACCAGCTGCTAATCCAATTTTTTGTTTATCTGAAAGGCCATTTTTAGAGGCATTCTTATTGCCCTTCATTGCTGCTGAACGTTCAGGATCTGTCATTTTATTTTCCTTGAAAATCTTCTTTTATAGCTTTTGTTAATTTATAACCAGCGACACCGCCTACAACAGCAGCTCCAAGTTTAACCCCTTTTATTTGAGCTTTCAGTTTAGCCTGTTTAACAAATACATCAGCAGCACGAGATCTTTTTAACTCAGGATTAATTTTCTTATTTTCCCTTAGTTTCTTTTGTATTCTCTTAGCTTTTTCTATCTCAGGTATTGTATTTGATATTTGTTTTGCGCCATAATAAGCCCCAGCTAACGCCCCAATTTTGTTTATTATGGAGCCTTTTTCAGCTGAAGCACCGTCTTTAGAGGCATTCTTATTGCCCTTCAATGCTGCTGAACGTTCAGGATCTGCCATTTTATTTATCCTTTTGTTTTTGCTTGTTTAGCTTGCCTTAAAGTTGAAGCTAATGCAACACGAGGTGCTCTTTCTTTTTCAAACGCTGCAGAGTTTTTCTTAATTTCATTTAGCTGCTGCTGTCTTGCTTCGCGTGTTTTTGCTTTTGCAACTTCTGCAGGACTTAGAGTTTTCGCCTTTGCATCGTTTACAACTTCTTTAGCTCTTAAAGCTTTAAGCTTTCCTTTTCTAACCAGCAATGCAGCTGTAAGACCTGCTCCTGCAACACCTATTCCTATACCTACTTTTTGCTTAGTTGAAGCACCGTCTTTAGAGGCATTTTTATTGCCCTTCAATGCTGCTGAACGTTCTGGATCTGCCATTTTATTTATCCTTTTTGTTTATTTTTCATTACTGCTCTTTTTGTTCATTTCTTTTTATCTGCTGTAGGTTGTTTTACCTTTGAAGCTAGTGCAATGCCACCTGTTGCTCCTGCAACAATGCTGGCAGCTTTAATGGCTTTAGTTTTATTATTAAATTTAATATCTGTACCTATAACTTTGCTACGCGTGTTACCAAGTCTCTTGCCAGCTTCATAGTACTTTTCTGGCGCGACTCCCTTCCAGTATTCACGTTTACTACGGTCTACCTTTTCTTGAGCTTTGTTTAAAACTCTATTTTGCTTTGCTGTTAGCTCTATACGTGCTGGTCTTCTACCAACTGCAGCTAATGTATTACCTAAAAGACCGCCAACGGCACCATATCCAACTTTTTCTCCTGTTGTAAGTGAAGCTTTACCACTCTTAGAGGCATTTTTATTGCCCTTCATTGCTGCCGAACGTTCTGGATCTGCCATTTTATTTATCTTTTAAGGTTGAATTTCTTGCTGTTGATTCTCTATTTGAGATGCATATTGTTCATTTTGTCGTTGAATTAACATTTCTTGGTCTGCTGTAATTTCCATTCTACCAGCTTCATCATCATAATCAGGTGGTACAATATCGTTTTGTTTAAGAATTTGTAACCAAATAGATCTCGGCACAAGTCCTTGTTGATACCATTCAGTAACAAGTCTTAACCAATCTGCACCTAGTGGAACTGGATTAAAGTCAGCTGATAGACTAAAAGTAACGTCTTGAGGGGTTAACTCTAAATTATATCTCCAGTTAATCATGAAAGCAATAACTTGTTTCATAGTATTGCTAATCTTAGTATTTAAAGAACCTAATTGAGCAGTTTGTGCAGCATTTCTAATTTCAAGAGCAACACCAGATTGAGCAGATTCAGGACTTAACATTCTGATGCCCATCTTAGCCATTTCTTCAATAGAAGCTGAAATGGCTCTATCCATGTCTTGTAATGCTGCTGTAGGTGTTTCTAAAACTGTTGCACTGTCACCTTGTCTCAGCCTAATCCAAGAACCTAATCCTGCTGCAGTTACATTATCAAAATCTTCATCACTCATGTCAGAAATAACAATTGGAGTGTATGTAGATGCACCATATAGTAAATGATTTCTTCTACTTATTTTGTTATAAAGATTTAATTCTTTATCAACAACAGGCATAAGAACAGGCTCAGCTGGAGCTACATTACCATTTAATGGCCATGCAGGAACTATTGTTAATCGTTCACCGTTTGATAGAATATTTGTAATTGTATCAATCAAAACAAATACAGGTTTTTTTAAAGAATATTCTTTCTGAACTTGTCCATTTACAATTTGAACTGAATTAGCATCACTAGTTTGTTGAAATACTCTTATTTGATAAAAGCCATCTTCATCAAGCTCATGTACCTTTACAGTATCGCGATATGTTGCATGAAATTCATTTAACTCAAAGAACTCTTCATAAGATCTAACAATAATTCTATTTAAAATTGACTTACCACGACTGTCAGAACTAACTCTCCAATTTATTACAGATTCAGCTTGCCATAAAATTGGATATGGTTTAAGTTTTGCTTTCTCTTCTAAAGAAAGAGAATCTGGATTTTCAATAACAGGATAATCAATATAAACCCAAGCACGGCTTGTTTGAAGCTCTTCCCATAAAGCTGTATCAAGAAAACTGATAATACTATTATCATCTTGACAAAACTCATTCATAATCCAATTGAAAACTTCAGGAGGAAGTTCTTCTGGTAATGATAGTGTTGGTTGTTTTCTTAATAAACCACCTACAAGCATTTTGGCAAATTGAGCTACAATACCTGGCAACTCTGCTTCTGCTTTGTAGAAATCATATTGACGTTGTGTCATTGACGGTGAAAACGGTAATAAAAGATTTGTAAAACTATTGACATCAATAAAACCATCATAGTCTTTTACAAATCTTTCTCCACTACAAACAGCTCTGCTTCGTTTCCATAATACTCTGAGAGACTCGTACTCAGCATTAGGATCAGCTACTGTTTTATTTGCAGAAGCAGCATTGACTACAGCCATATATTAGCCTCTTAAAATTTCATTAAGTTCTGAAATACTACCTTCGAAAGTATGACGTGTCGTGTTATTATAAGCTATAATATCGTCATTATCTGTAACTGAAGTTATAATCCATTCGCTTGGGTTTCTAAGAGCAGGATGATTATATTCTGTATCAGTAATTTGCGTTGATGCAGAGCTATCTACAAGTTGTATTGCTTGTTGTGATTTTAATTCAAACTCAACAGTATCGGTGGCAGTAGAAACTACTGGCAATTCTAAGTTTAAAGCTTTCATTATTTACCTATTCTAAAACGAGGCATTACTAAGTATTTTGAAGGCATCTTAACTAAGCGTAGTAATCGCTCTTTAAATATGCTTCCCCATGATTGTTGCCAACTTGATTTCCAACTATTGCCCCAACTACTCATTGCGGACCCCACTCATTTCCACTTTGCCCAGTGCCAATTACATTAACGTAATTAACCTGTCTTACATTTACACCAATGTTTGCTGTCATCAATTCAGACTTTACTGCAACAGCTACACCAGTTTTGGCATTAGTTATCAAATCTACTGAAATAGGCTGATTTGTTAATCTTAGCATCAATTCATCAGCAATTTCACTAACTGTAGGCATTGCTCCCTCCACTAAGAAATTAACAAACTCATCTATTTGTCTTGTTGTTAATATGGTTAAAATACCTGTCGCAAACTGAGATACAGTTGGATTTTGTGACAGCTGATTTGTAATAAATTGGTCTAATAAATATATCTGTTGTGGTGATAGATCTGCTCGTACAACGTCTATTTCGCTATTTGCGGTTTGAGTGCAAAAAGAACCTATTAAATTGTAAGCTTGTACTATTATAGAACTGCTGGCAGAATTAAACTGTATAACGCCACTGCCAAATAATTTATAGCCTTGTATTATTGAAGAAATTGAAGATAAATTAGCAACAGCCGCAGCTGAACCACTTAAATTATATGTTACAGATATAGCAGCTTGCGAAGAAGCTGAATTTTGGGTTGGATTAAAACTAGATAAGTTCTGTGCTTGAGTAATGTTACTAGTCGATGAATTATTAGCTTGCGTTGTAGCATAATAATCCACAACATTGTGAACAACAACAACTGAACCAGTGTTTGACGTATTGCTTGTTACACAACTTGTTCCCACAAGAATCTGATTAAGCTGAACTGTTCCAGGTGCAGACACTGCACTGCTAGAACAAGAAGCACCACTTAATGTTATTGCTTGTGCAATAGTACCTACAGAGCTAACGTTACTTACAGCAGTTGCAGAGCCTATAAGTGTTGTATAAGTTTGTGTTATAAGATTAGAAGAAGTTAAATTGTCTTGTGTAGAAGTTACACTAAAAAGATTATACGTTTGAACTACTGCGCCAGTACTTGCAGCATTTAACTGATTTGTTGCTGTTATAGTTAATGGCAGTGCAAGTGTTATAACACCAGTCAGAGATTCTGCAGCTTGTGTAGATGCTGTGCCAGTGGTGTTATGTATCTGAGATATAGAATCAGTATTTGTAAAGTTAGCTTGAGAGCTAGGCGCACCAATAACAGCCTGTGTAGTTGTAACAGCTGCAACATTTGTTGTATTAGATTGAGAACTTGTAGTTCCAACTAGTGTACTATAAATTTGAATTATAGTATTTGCAGATGATACATTTGATTGATTAGCTGCACTACCAACTAAAATCTGACTTTGAGCTATAGTACCTGTTGCACTTGTTGCTGCTTGAGATACTGAAGATCCAATTAGTGTATTATGTACTTGTATTACCGTACCTGTTCCAGCATTATTAGCTTCTGAAACATTTGATCCAGTTAATATTTGACTTTGTGTTACTGTGCCTGTACTGCTATTAGATGCTTGAGCACTGGCAGCACTAGTCAAATTATGTGCTTGAGAGGTTGTATCAGCAGAACTACTATTAGTTTGAGAAGATGCTGAACTTGTAAGCACATGTATATGTACAATAGAACCAACAGATGATGTAGCACTTTGACTAGATGCTGCACCTACAACTGTCTGCGAGCCAGCAATAGAGCCAGTAGAACTTATATTAGCTTGAGATGTAGTTGAATCAATTAAAGTCGTATGTGCCTGAGTTATAGAACTTGCACTAGAAATAGCAACTTGTGAAGAAGGTGCTCCAGATATTATTTGATTAGCTGTAGCGGCATCTGTGCTTGAAGCATTAGTTTGATTAGAATCTGATTGAGTTAAGCTATGTGTCTGTGAAATAACTCCAGTAGAGCTTGTATTATTTTGATTAGCAGTTGCACTAGATAGACTATGACTTTGAGATATAGTTCCAGTAGAAGTATTATTAACTTGACTAGACGCTGCACTAATTAAGGTAGTATGTACTTGAACTACAGAATTTGCAGAAGAAGCATTTGCTTGATTAGTTGCAGAATCTACAAGTGTAGTATATATTTGTGAAACTAAACCTGTACTACTAGCTCCAGACTGACTAGAAGCACTCTCTGCAAGAACATACGCCTGTACAATTGTGCCAGCGCTAGATATAGCTGATTGAGAAACAGGAGCGCCTGCAATATTAATTGCGTTATCTACAACAGATACTATACCTGTACTTGATATAGCAGACTGGCTAGTTGTGTCGCCTGTTAAAACTTGTACTTGAGTTACAGTTCCTGTACCTGATACAGCAGACTGGCTAGATGCAGATCCTGTTAAAACTTGTATTTGAGTTACAGTTCCTGTACTACTGGCTGCAGCTTGACTAGACACTGTACCTGATACAACATGTATATGTACAATGACACCAGTTGAAGAGCTTGCAGCTTGGCTAGATGTACTACCTGCTAGAGTATTGTAAGTCTGTGTACCTGCACCAGTAGCTGACGTAGCAGACTGAGAACTTGCAGAGCCTACTAATGTAGCATGTACTTGTGTAATTGTATTAGCACTTGAAGTCGCAGCTTGAGTAGTTGCAGCAGCACTTAAATTAATATTTTGAGTAATTGCTGCAGCACTTGACGAGGCATTTTGTGTAGTAGTAGCACCAGTTAAAGTTATTGCTGGTACACCACTAGTATCAAAGAGTGCTGAATCAAATACTGCATCATCATAGACTACGTCTGTACCACCAAATAGTGCAGAGTCAAATAGATTAAGGTCAGTATCAAACACTTGATTCAGCATGTCTTCTCCTACGCTGTAATCAAAGTAGCATTCCTAAACAAGTCGTCCATTTGCTCTGGAGTTTGATTAAGGAATACACGAATTTCTTCTACAATATTTGAAGATCTATTAAAATAATCTAAATCTTTCCATACAATACCAGATGCGCCACTATGAGTTGCCATATAGTTTTCTACACTAGGTAAAACTTCAGCATTTAGTAAAGCAACTCTAAATTGAAATCTTAAGACTTCACTTGGAACTGGAGCTGGAGGTTCTTCATAAAATTGTTCAGCCGTATTTCCAGCTTGAATCCAAGATGCATATCTTAAATACATTCCATCCATAAAAGGTGATTTTGAAACTTCGCCAGTAGAAGTTTCATAAATATCACCTGTTGCAGTGTTAATTCTGTACATTTAGTTATCCGTTTCAATATAAAGAGAACAAATATCAAAAGCGGTAGCTAATGCAGTTGCATTATTTGTTTTCCAGATTTGATGCCCTAAGAAAACTGTGCTAGTTGGAACTGAGGCAAACGTTCCAGATGCGGTAAATGCAGTGCCAATTTTATCAACTTGATATGTGACTACACCAGCTGGATTTGCAAACATAGAAAATTCATAAGCATCTGTAGATAAACCGTTAGCTGGGAAATTAATACCAAGATCTACTGCAGTGCTTGCTGAAGCGCCTGCTGCATATACATGCAAATTAGTACTTGTAGATAGCTGACAAATTCCTAAAGCATTTGTAAGAGTGTTAGGCTCTATGTTTGTTGCCGCAGTAGTTTGAGTCCATAGTCCTGCAAAAAATCTTGCTCCAGCTACTGTGGCAGCATCACTAGGCACAAATCTAAGTCTGTAGTAAAATCCACCAGCATTTGCACCGCCACCTGTAGTATATTTGTTTAGAGTTTCTCTAGTTGATACCATTGAACCAGCAGTAGCAGCTGCCGTTACATACCCTAATCTCAAAAGACGAGTTGCAAAGTTAGTAGCAGTTGCGGTTCTTACCGTTGCAGTTCCAACAGTTGTTAAAGTACCTATTCCAAAATGCTGAAGACCTGCTTGTGTAATTGCGGCTGCGCTATTGCCAATAGGAATAAGCATATTAACTTTATTTCCACCAAGATTAGGTTGGAATGTAGTATCTACACCAGATGGACCCACTTGGGCCAACATCATTCTTCCGCCAATTTTTTTTCCAAAGATAGAAATATTATCTGCCGGAGGAATGACGGGCGTTGACAAGGGAAGATCAAGATCACCAACAATCGTATGATCGTCATTCCAACGTGTCACAGAAATTTGTTTAGTACCGTCATTAGTCCCAGTGGCAGTATAATTATGTTTAACGCCCATTTAAGTCTCCTTAAGTGGGTTGATTGCTTGTATAGGTAAGCGCAGGAAAGTTAATTGTGTTGCCTGATGTAATAACTTGATCGGATGTTTCATCAGTAACCCAGATAACGTTAGCTGAGCCATCGGTAAAAGCAATATGTAGATTAGGAGTAGCGCCAGACCCTGCAGAAGCGGTAGTAGTTTTACCAGAAGCCGTAGTTAGAACACGGTTAGATGAAGAAGATGATAGCGTAAAATCGCCATTAACCATTGCAGCTGCACCAACACTATTACTGATGACTGTAGCATAAGAATCGGCAGCAGTATACGCTTTAATTAGAAGCATAGAAGTTGCTGTTGTCTTAATATAATTAAGACCACTGTCTAGTACGTTTGAACTGACCCATTTTGCCATTTTAGTTCCTTAGTTTGTTTGACTGTAAGTTTTACCGGTTATTGCTTTATATTGCTTCTCTTGATACTCTAAAATTATTTTAATACGCTCTTCAATACGTGCATTTTGTTCTTTAATAGTCGTAATAGACGTATTTGTTTGATCTTTTAATGTTGCAAGTTGAACTGTAATTGCAGCTTGTTCTCTTACTGTTTGTTCTAAAGTAGCTATTTTATTTTGTTGTTGACCCCATGCAGTGCCAACGGCCAATAATGCTAAGAATATTGGCCAGTGATTTTTCAGCCAATCTACCGCATTCATAACATTCCAGACTTTTTAAATAACAACATTACTAATAAACCAATACCTGCATACGTAGCTCTATCAAACCAAACTGATAGTTTTCTATTTGCTGGTATTTGCTCTTCTAATACTTTTAACCTTTCTTCAATTCTTTCAATACATGCAAAAGATCTTTCTTGTGCAGCTGCTGCATGTGACTGACGTTCTTCAATTAAAGTTAATTTAGTAATAGCTGTAGTTAATTCCTTTAAGGCTGATTTCATGTCTGTGACAACTTCGCTTAAGCTGTCGAATTTGTGATTTAAAAGCGAAACATCTTCGTTCATTTAGTCCTCTGCTTTGTAGTTTAAATGTTACTTACAGAGGCCATACTAAGGAAGGCAACTCTGATTCAATTTCTGAATAACTTCCAGGAATAGGCCTTAGGTTGTTTTCTACATCTGATAATATTTCAAGCAATTTTGCCCAAGTAGCATCACGTACATTTACACAATATTGCCCTTCAGTTGCAAATTTAGCAGTAGGACTTGTTGCATAAGTACAAGCAGAGAGAATATTATCATAATTACGTGTTTGAGCAAATTGATCTAAACGATATTGAGTTTGTTGAATAATATTATTTTTGATTGAGTTATTTCTAACTTCTTGAGCTGCAATTATTGCTGCAGCTTCATCTTCTTGATTGTTATAAATTTTAACAACTTCCCACTGTTGTTCCCAAGTTCCCTTATCATTTAATATAGGTGCAATTTCTCTAGCATACTCAGTAACAGTATCATGTGCTGGCTGTGGACTAGCAAATACAAATACATAATCTTCAGGGGGTTGGAAAGATACTGAAAAACTTGTATTTAAAAACGCTGATCTAATATCTTGTTCAGATACTGGATATTGATTGGTGGTAATATTTAGGTACATAATGACTCCTATGCGATTGCTAAAAATAGATAAGTAGCAGTATTAACATTAATATTAGTTGTAGCTAATTGATTTACAATAAATCCAGTAGCTACAGGGTCAATAGAATCGTCCGTTGTTATTTCTGCATCAGTACCGTTTAAGATAAGGTAAGGATCGTTTGCTGCTATGATACCTCTAGTAGTATCCCAAACGTACCAATTACCACCACTACTAATACTTTTAATAAGTACAAATCTTGCACCTGCTACAAAATTACAATTAATTGTTTGCAAAGTACCATTACCAGTATATGAACCTACTTTAGAAATGCCAGCACTGGATGCAAAAATCCAAGCTAGATAGTTAGATCCGTTTTGATTAACTACAGCATTGGTAGTTAATGAAAAACCTGTTGAGGTAGGTAGTGTGTTATCCCAATGAGCTACGGCACCAAAAGCATTAGTCAAATGTAAAAACAAAGCATTATCTTTACCTACTGGTGCAGAGTATACAGCCCAATCTGTACTTGTTGTACGATTTTTTACAATTATTAGTTCAGGAACAACACCTAAATTATGTGTAATAACACGAGCAGCATTTGTCCCAGAATAACAGACTTGATCAAATACGCCTCTAGCACGTTTAAAGAGCCATCCAATGTAAGTTGTACTAGATGTGTTGGCAAAATTTGAATTTAAAGTAACACCATTCATATTAAATGATGTTATAGCTGACCCTGATCCTTCAGCATTATTTAAATTAGAAAACAGTCTACCTGAAGCAACGCCTCTTAATCTATCCCAAATATTATGTGAGCTATTTCCTGGCGTACCTGCTCTCCATTTTGCCCAAAAAAGATCTGGAGCTACTAAAGTAGAAGTAGTTATTGTCTGTACATCACTATTTCCAGTATATGCAACTGCTTGTAATACCTGTGTTCCAGCTGTTGGTGGTTTGTTAGAACGACGAACAGCTATATAAATAAAATTTGCAGATGCGCTAATATTTATTTTAAAACCTGTAGCAGTAGGAGAATTAACACCACCCCAAGAACCATCTATTCCTATTGTAGTGTTTAAAACACCACTGCCTGAAACCCTATCTACCCAGTTGCGCGTAGTATCAAATATCCACCAATCAGAAGTTGCAGTAACATTTTTAACTATTAAAAATTGTGGTTCCCAACCTAAATTTACTGTTGCATCGCCGACAGCATCGGTAGTAAAAGTTCCACATTGGATATTTCCATCAGTTGTGGTATCATGGGCAAACAAATAGGCAACATAAGTACCTCCACTTACATTGGCGTCAGCAGAACCACTGATACTTGGTGGTCCAAATACAGAGCTTGTTGCAGTCCAGTTGGTAAATGAAATCGTCGAGGCAAGTTCAGTTGTATTAAGTCTAAGAACTTTATCGTCACCTTGAGAACGATGATAAACAAACCAATTGCTTGTAGAGTTTAATCTTTTAATTATAATAAGACCAGGCGCAATTTCCAGATTGTGAGCAATGCTTTGTGCGTTTGTTGCTCCGTTGCCAGTATATGTTACTATATCAAAGAATTTAGGAGCTTTGCGAAAGGTCCAGCTTGCATATGTAGCGGTATTACTATTTAATTTTGATAACGTACCAAGAGCAAATCCGTTAGAATTAAACGCAGTTAACCCTGTTGTTTGTGTTGTTGCCGCTGCCGTGGTGTCGACAGCTAAATCAAACGTAGCTCCACGAACTGTATCATATAAAGCATGAGCAGTTGTATTGTTTCGACCTTTCATCCATACGAGGCCACCTTTTCCGGATAAATTAATTCCATTAGTAATTGTTTGAGTTGAGCCGTTGCCTGTATAAGTATATGCACTGAAAACATCATCACTATAAGTTATTGCTGTTGGCATTCCGCCTTGTAATGGAAACATCGTATATCCTTATAGATTTTGACTGTTGCCAGTACATAACAGGAAAAATGTAGTTCCACCGTCGTTAGAAGCAACTATAAAATTAAATATATCAACTTTACCACTTGTACCTGTCAAAGTAGGAGCAGTACCTCCAGCAAATTTAACTGTAGCAGGCCAAGTTATAGTAGTCCCGCCATTATATCGTACAACAGCTTGATATTGATAACCTGCATACGTACTTAAAGTACCCGTTAAAGTTAAAGTAGTTATATTTGCATTAAGATTGATACGCATAATGCTATTAACTGTTAAATCCCAAGTTAAAGCATTTGTTGTAGGAGCAGTTTCAGCTGAAATACTAGGACGTTGAGGTGCAGTGAAGTTTGTAGCTACACTAGGTGATACATAATCAGTACCAGCTGTTGCTGCACTAATTGCTGTACCATTGCCTTTGAGAACACCTGTAACTGAAGTTGTTAAAGTAATAGCAGGGGTGGATGTTGCAGTTGCTGTACCAGTAAAACCATTAGTTGATACAATTGAAACACCGGTAACAGTACCAGTATTAGCTGTGGCTCCTGTGGCTATGCCATCTAGTTTAGTTTTATCTGCAGCAGACATTGAACCTGCTGCACTGATAGTAGCAGCACTAATACTAATAGCAGGTGCTGTGCCACCACTTGATACTATAGGTGCTGTACCTGTAACACCTGTTACTGAGCCGGTACCAGAAGAAGGCGTATAAGCCTCCCAAGCAGTTCCACCAGCATTGATTCTAACTGATTGACCTGCTGTAGGAGTTACAGTTGCGTAAGTATTTAATGTAGTAGAAACTGGAATCGAAAGAGCTGCGATCGTGCTAAGACCAGTACCACCTTGTGTAACACCAACTGTACCTGTGCTCGTAAGATTTTTACTTGCATCTGTGAATACTGCTTTTGATGCGGTTAGATTAACAATGTTAAGGTTGCCGGAGGCATCGATCTTCATGCGCTCAGTTAAAGTGCCTCCATTTAAAGACGTGCTAAACCCCAAGTAAGTGTCGTCTGTACCGGCCCCACTTGATTGAACACCAAACGATATTTTAGATTTGCCAGCAACACTATTGGAAAACTCAATACCAGAACCACCATCAAGGTTGTTGAACAACTTGATAGCTGTTGGGTCCAAGCTGGTTGTGGCCGCAACATCGTTTCTTATTTCCAGCTTGCTTCCCGGCGAAGTCGTCCCAATCCC